GATATCAATTCTGCCCGTGAACGAGTCGTTAGAGATACTGGTTGCCTACGTACCCTGATTGTTTCAGCCACCCCTATAGGGGCAGATGGTTCAGCAGCTATACCTTGGTCTGCTAATCTTGCTGTTACTGCTGGTCAATATATCTTTTCCAATATTTATACCTATCAAGTCACTACCAGTGGCACGCTAGGTACATCTGCACCTCCCTACCCAACAGGCAACGGTGGATTCCCACCTAGCACGCCTTTTGCTAATGGCTCAGCGTATTTGACCTATTACGCACCTGCTGAGATTATTCCGTATTCAGCTTTGAATGTAACCAATCAAATATTGGATACCCTCAATGTCACTATTTATTGGGGCAACAGCCGTATTCCACTAAGGTATTTGCCTTTTAGCAACTTTAATGCCCAGTTGAGATATTGGCAAAATTACATTGGTAGACCCGTGTGTTTCTCTGTTTATGGTCAACAACAGATTTATATTGGTCCTGTGCCTGACCAAAGCTATTTGATGGAAGTTGATACGGTGATATTGCCCTTGCCTTTGACGCAAGCGTTGCCCAACGCTGTAGACCCTATCAATGACCCATTCACGCAACCTGTAGCCTTTTACGCTGCTTACAAAGCCAAATATAAAGAGCAGAGCTATGGTGAAGCAGAGATTTATCAGCAACAATACAAACAACAAGTACAGGCAGCTCTCAACAGCTCCTTTACAAGACGCATACCTGACCCCTACTCAACACCGTACTAAACATGGCAGCAGCAGAACAGAAAAAGTCCTATGCCATTATTAAAGCCTTCAAAGGTTTAAATACCAAGGCTAACCGCACGGCTATTGATAAAGAAGAGTTCAGTTGGCTGGAGAATGCTCAGCCTATTGGTAGCGGTAATATCCGCATTACTGCTTCACAGAACAACCTTACATTTGCAAGCAATAGCAGTGCCAACATTGTTACCAATGCCAATGTTTCTTCTTTTTACTCTACCAACATCAATCTGACGGATTATTTGATAGCGTTTGAAGCAGATGGACGAGCTGAGTATGTAAGCATTATTGGCAGTGGACCCAACGTAGGACAAGGCAATACGGCTGGTAATATTGCCGTGATAGGCACATTTTCCAATGCTGGAGTGTCATACGCTCAGTACAAAAATCAATATGCCATTATTGGTGACCCTAGCAAAGGTTTGTTTGCGTGGGATGGTACTAATCTCAATCCTGTAGGTTCTGTAGGAACTATTGGTATTACCAACCCTGGTGCAGGTTATACAGAAGCTCCTAACGTGGTGATACAGGCTGCACCTGCGGGTGGAGTCAATGCTACAGCAGTAGCAACGGTAACCACGGGTGCAGGAGGTGTAGCCTCGGTGACGGTGACGGCTGGGGGTTCTGGATACACTACTTTGCCTTCAGTGACGTTCAGTGCTCCTACAACAGCTGGAGGCACAACTGCTCAGGGGGTTGTAACCATTTCGGGGGGTGTAGTCGTAGCAGTTTCAATTACAAATCCTGGTTCGGGCTATATTTCGCCTCCTAGCGTTAGTTTTTCTAGCGGTAGTGCAACTGCCACGGCTGCTTTAGTTTTAGGCTCTGTCAGCAGTATTACGCTCACCAACGCAGGTGCAGGATACACTTCACCACCTAGTGTGACCATTACTGGCGGTGGTTCTAACGTGACCACGACCGCTTCAGCCATTACCTCTTTGGTTACATTCAATCAAGGTGCGGTGTCTGTTTTGATTACCAGTGGCGGTGCAGGGTATACCAATTCATCCAACGTCTCAGTAGCCATTTCAGGTGCGGGTTCAAACGCAGCAGGTACAGCTATAGTCTCTGGAGGCCAAATTACACAGGTGATTATGACCAATCCAGGCACAGGTTACCTAGCCAACACCACGGTCAGCATTACTGGTGGGGGTGCAACCACCTCTGCAACGGGTATTGCGGTGGTCAACACAGACCCTATAGTAGACGTAGCCACATTTTCAGGGCGTACTTGGATTGCACAAGGGCGTACAGTCTATTATTCAGCCTCTACAAGCCCGTTTGACTTTACGTCAGTAAGTGCTGGCTCACTGACATTGACAGACGAAACACTGCACGGCAACATCACCGTCCTGTATTCAGCCAATAATTTCTTGTACATCTTTGGTGATGACTCGATTAACGTCTTCTCAGATGTCAGGGTTACCTCTACGGGTGCAACGCTATTTACCAACACCAACGTGTCTGCGTCAGTAGGTAGTAAACGTCCGTATGCCATCTTTCCGTACTTTCGTAGTCTGTTGTTTATGAATGACTACGGCATTTATGCCTTGGTCGGTAGTACAACATCTAAGATTTCAGACCCGTTAGACGGTATTTTCCCTTATATTGACTTCACACAGCCTGTGACTGGGGGGCAAGTGCTCCTCAATAACATCTTGTGTGCAGCGTTTAACTTCTACGTTAACTCATCTTTCCCGTTAGGCCCTGCACCCAGTCGGTTTATCCAGGCTGTATTCTTTGAAAAGAAGTGGTTTATCACGTCACAGGGCAACGGTATCAATTATGTGACTTCTGTGCCTGTAGGAGGCGTTGTAAGCCTTTACGGGGTAGCTACAACCACTCTTTATAGGCTTTATAACAATCCTACAGCCAATGTAGCGTCTTATATTCAGACTGCTTTAGACCCTATGGGGGATAGCATTCGGACGAAACAAGCACTAAAATTTGGTATTGAAGCAACGGTAGCCAACTCAGCCACTTTCACGGTCACAGTAGACTCAGAAAGTGGGTCTAGTCCTCCTTATACATTGTCAAACAGTGTTTTGTGGACTAATAATCTGGGTAACACAATACCGTGGGTGAATAACTCTTCTGTCGTGATAGCGTGGTCTACTCAAAGTGGGTATTATCTCTATAAGACAGATGCTCAGCAGTACGGTAAGTATTTGGGGTTAACGCAGACCAGCAACAGCGCAGGATTTGTAGTTAACACATTCGAGTTTGAACATGAATTAAGAGTGAGGTTCTAAAATGGCTGTTCCGTATACATTTGCAACTGCAACCAGTGCAATTCCGCTATCTCAATTGGATAGCAATTTTGCAACTGCTATTACTCTTGGGTCTACAAACTTAACGCTGGGCACTACGACTACAACAGTTGCAGGTTTGACCTTAACGTCACCAACACTTACGACTCCTGCTCTTGGTACACCAGCCAGTGGCACATTAACTAATTGCACGGGTTATCCTGGAAGCGCAATTTCAGGTACTATCAGTTTAACAACTCAAGTCACAGGCACATTGCCCGTAACCAATGGCGGTACTGGTGTCACTACATCAACGGGTAGTGGCAACAATGTGCTTAGCACTTCACCTACACTGGTCACCCCCGTGTTGGGAACACCTACATCTGGTACGCTCACTAACTGTACAGGATACACAACAGCCAACCTATCAGGAACTATTAGCAATGCTCAATTAGCTAATTCATCTTTGACGGTAAATGGCACATCTATTTCTTTGGGTGGTTCTGGTACTGTAACGGCTGCTGCGGGTACTTTGACTGGAACTACACTCAATAGCATTGTAGTAACTTCTAGCCTTACAAGTGTTGGTACGTTAACAAGCGGTGCTATTGGTTCTGGATTTACTGCAATACCCAATAGTGCGTTAGCCAATTCAACCATCTCTGGTGTATCACTAGGCGGTAATTTAGCCAATTTAACTGCTGGTACAAACATCACATTTAGTAGTGGCACAACCTACAACGGGTCTACCGCAATCACTATTAACGCATCTGGTGGTGGCGGTAGTGCTGCAACGCCCACTGCATTGGGCACTGTCTATGGTATTACACCATCAGGAACAGCAGCAGTTGCCTTGGGTTATCAAGCTGCAACAACTACTACTTCTGCAACTGGTGTGACTGCTATTGGATACCAAGCTGGACAAAATAACACTGCAAATAACGTAACTTTTATTGGTTATCAAGCAGGACAATCAAATACAGGAATTGCAAATACTTTTGTTGGATTGCAAGCGGGTTCTGCAAACACATCTGGTACACATAATTCATCTTTAGGTCAGGGGTCATTAGGAGCTAATACATCAGGTGCGTACAATGTTGCTGTAGGTCAAGATTCACTTCAAGCAAACACCACAGCCTCAAACAACACAGCAGTAGGCTATCAAGCTGGATATACAAATATTACAGGAACTTCTAATACATTTTTAGGTTATAAAGCGGGATATTCAACAACAAATTCAAGTAATACACATATAGGATATCAAGCGGGATATTCTGCTACATCTGGCACTAACAATACAACTCTTGGTAGCTATGCTGGATACTCATTAACAACAGGCACAGGTAATACATTTGTTGGTGGTAGTTATAACTTTGGTTCTGGTTATTATGTTACTACGGGTTCTAAAAACACAATTCTTGGTAGTTATGATGGGAACCAAGGTGGTTTAGACATTCGTACAGCTAGTAACTATATTGTATTGAGTGATGGGGATGGTAACCCTAGAGTATCAATTCCAACAGGAACAGCAACCGCAACATTTCCAAATGCTACTGGCACAGTAATGGTTAGTGGTAATATGCCCGCGTTTAGTGCCTATCCAAGTTCTACTCAATCATCTATTTCTAACGGAGTTTGGACAAAAGTTACTTTAGATTTAACAGATTTTGATACTGCTTCTTGTTTTTCATCTTCACGATTTACTCCCAATGTTGCTGGTTATTATCAAATTCAAGGTTCTGTTTATTCAAATGCGGCTACAGTAAATCCAACTGATGTAAGGTCAGCCATTTATAAAAATGGTTCTTTATTTAAAGGCGTAAGAGTTAGTGGAGGCACTGGTTCTCCAATGATTTCTTGTGTGGTTTATTTAAATGGTTCTACCGATTATGTTGAACTTTATGGATTTTTGGACAACGCTACTGGTGGACAGTTTTTGGCAACATATACCAATATGTCTGGTTCATTGATAAGGAGTTCATAATGTTATACGAAAAAATTAAAACACTGTATCCATCATTAACTGAAAAAGAATTTGATGAATATATTATTTTGCAAAACGATTTAGATGAAAAAGGTGATTACATCAAAGTATGGAATCATCCTACTTTACCCAAACCAACTGAAGAACAATTAAATGCGTCATAATTAAACATTTATTGTTGCATTACAAAAAAAGTAGGAGCATAACATGGCACAAGTCAACTCATGGACATGGACAATCAAAAATATGCAACAGTGGCCTAGCGGTACAAACGCTGGGTATGTTGTTAACATCAACTGGACTTTAACAGGTACAGATGGCACGCAGACTGCAAGTATTGATGGAAATACTCAATATTCTGTATCAGAAGCACAGCCAGGCTTTACACCTTACGCTCAACTCACACAAGCACAAGTGATTGGCTGGGTGCAAGAGTCACTAGGTGCGACTGGTGTTGCTAATTTTGAGGCTAATGTACAAGGCCAGATTAACAGTCTAGAAAGTCCTCCTGTTTCACCAGTCACGCAACCTTTGCCCTGGAGTGCCTAATGTCCACAAACGCATTTACACCTCTTGGCAATACGGTTGTATTTACTGCTAATACATCTGCTCCCACGCCTGTACAAGCTGTTTCTAACACGCTAGGTGGAAACCAGTACCGTATTATCAATAGTGGTAATGTGACTGTGTTTTTAGCGTTGGGTAACACATCTACTAACGCAACCAGCAATGCTGTGGTTGTCACCAGCACAGGTGGTTCTATTCCAATTTTGCCAGGCACAGATGAGATATTGACGTTTGTACCCAATGCTTATTTCACGGGCATAACAAGTACAAACACAGCAGTTATTTATGTCACACCTGGTGACGGGATGTAATTATGTTAAAAACAGTCAGCAATGTAGGTGGAGGAACAACAGGCGGTGTCGTTTACCAAGGTACTTGGAACGCCAGTACCAACACGCCTACGCTGACTTCTGGCGTTGGAACTAAAGGGTATTACTACGTTGTTTCTGTAGCAGGTAGCACTAATCTAGACGGTGAAACTCTTTGGGGAGTTGGAGACTGGGCAGTTTTTAACGGTTCCGCATGGCAAAAAGTAGATGGTGGAGACACCAGTGTTGTTTCTAGTTTAACTGTTACTGGCTTGACAGGTTATATGTACGCCAACAACAGCTCTGCTGTTACAGCTTCTGTAACCATTCCCAATGCAGGTTTAGCCAATAGCACTGCAACTTTGGGAAATGCCACTATAACTTTGGGTAGCACAACAACTTCTGTTGGAAACCTTACTTTAACAAATGCAACCCTATCTAGTAGCAACGTGACAATTACGGGAGGAAGCATCAATGTCCAAAGTACAAATATTACATCTACTACTAGTTCTACCGCTACTTACGGTACTGCTAGTTTGCCTCTTCAACCTCTAGGATTTATACAAGTTGACCTCAACGGTACTGTTGTAAAAGTCCCCTACTATGCTGTGTAAACATGGATTCACAACAAATCTTTGACATCATTGTTGGTCTAGCTGCTTTTATGGGTGGCTGGATACTGAACAACATCACCAAGGCTATAGAACGCCTAGACAGTGATGTAAGAGACATGCCTAAGAGCTATGTGTCTAAAGAAGACTATCACAGAGACATAGACGAGATTAAAGATATTTGTAAACAGATTTTCAACAAGTTAGATGACAAAGCGGATAAATGAACAACGATGATTTGTCTTATGTTGAGTTTGGAGATACAGAGGGTTTAGGAAGGTTCTTGTTTGAGAACGGTGTTCAGCACCAGTTGTTTTACGAGATTCTTGCTGACCAAGGAATACTTGTGCAGAAATATCCGTTGATAGATGCGGATACCAAAAACCTAGATGACTGGTTGTTTGTGCACAATCAGGAGCATGAAAGGTTAGCCAGTGTTCTGAATCTTGACAATCCGTTTCAGTTGCTTGATAGTGATTGGAATGTAGAAGAGGACTTTTATGACTGGTTAGGGGTGCACCTGACTATTCATCAGCAAATACAAGCAGCATTGGGAGTATCAAGTTAATGGCAACCGTAACTAAACAGCAGATTGCTGACTTTGTAGCAGCCAATCTGGATAACCCTCAAGCAATTGCAGATGCGGCTGCACAGTATGGCGTGTCCTCTAGTGACATTGCCAGTGCCATGAATGTTGACGTTGGTGCTGTTACCAACTATTTCAACAACGCTTCTGTAGCTCCTCCTCCAGTAGATACAACACCAGCTCCCACACCTACACCCACACCTACACCCACACCTACACCCACACCTACACCCACGCCTACACCGACTCCTGCTGCAACACCTGACACGTATGTCAATCAATATACAGGTCACGTGATGCAAGCCATACCTGGTCAGCTAGATGAGGCTGGTAATCAAGCCTATCTGGATGTGACGGGTACGGCTATCAACGCTGCGGGTGGTGGCAATAATTGGAGCACAAACCTATTACAAGACGCTGTGTCTATAGGCTTGGCCTATGCTTTACCTATTGCAGGTGAAGCTATTGCATCAAGTTTAACAACGGCTGGTATAGCAACATCTGCGTCTGTGGGCACTGCTTTGGCTGCCGTAGGCACGGGTATTGCTCAGGGTCAGACGCTAGACCAAGCCATTGCCAGTGCTGCACCTAGTCTTATTGCCTCTGGCGTAATGAGTCAAGTGGATTTGGGCAATTTATCTGACTCTATTAAGACCAATCCTACGTTAGCCAACGTGGTCAACAACGTGGCAGGTAGTGTTATTGCAACTGCTGCCAAAGGTGGTACGGCACAGGATTTGTTGACAAATGCGGTTGCTGCTGGCGGTGGAACGCTCATAGGAGACAGTTTGCAGGGTCAAGGCGTGTCTCCATCAACAGCACAAGCAGTGGGTAGAACTATAGCAACTACGGCTGCGACAGGCAATGTTGTATCAGGA